TAGTTTGGATAGATCTGATACAAACCCTTTGTTTGTCTTATAATAACCTGAACCTACACCTACACCCTTATTCAGAACAACCGCAGTTCCTGTAATACCATTAAGACTAAATGTAGCAGGTTGGCCATCAATAAAGCCGAACCCAGAATCAACTACTGAAAGACCTGTTATTATTCCATTATCCGTAAACACATCAGTATCAACCTCGGCATTCCAACCAATTTGTTTTACCGAATAATCTTGGTCTATTATAACATTAGCGGTAGCACCAGATGTTACACCAACGACACTCAAATTGTCATTGAAGATATTATTTAATTGGATTCGCTTTACATTAAGTTTAGATGGACCTTGTGATTTTAGAATACCTTTTGCTGTAACTGTAGCAGTTGTACTTGTTATACTGGTAATATCAACATTTACTACACTATTTGCAAATTTTCTTAGATTGTCTACATCTCTAAGAGTACCTTGAATATCATTCACAGTCACAACGCCTGATGCAATGGAAACAACGGTAGCATTTGCGATATAACTTACCGTGGCATTTGAAGTAAATACTCTCTCACCTACAATAAATTTAGTGGTATCAGCAACAGAAAGACCAGCTCTAGCTTCAGAATATGTCTGCTGTATATATTCACCATTTATAAATGAACCATTTGCATTTGATGTTGTGAAAATATAGTCTAGATTATTGTATCCCGAAGTATAAGGTTGATATGTTAGAACATAAGGATCTCTTGTATATTCAAATCCTGGATCTGTAGGTTCTATATTATAAACTTCACCTAATTCCAAAGTACTATAAGACAATGAATTATATATTACTGAATTTAAGTTTGCTGTAGATTGAGCAGGCAGATTAAATTGATTTGCGCCCAATACTGTATTATACATTGTTGTGTTTGCTACAATATCGCTATTTAATCTCACAGTTTGAGGATTTGATATTGTACTCACATAATATCTGGCTTGAGACCCACCATAACTCGCTGTAAGATTTGCAGAAACACCAGTGAATGGTAGAATAACTTTTGCTCCGACTAACTCGAGTTCAGTAACAAATGTGTTGCTTACCTGATGAACGCCAATATCAGCTTGATAATCTAGTAAAGGTGTATTTAGTAAGGACCGTGTTGAATATAGTTTTAAACCTACAACAAAAGAGCCAGAAATATTATTAACTGAAATTTGTCCTTTTACGGTAGAGTCTGGAGTAATTGTAGCGCTCGCAAATATTTGACCAGCGGAGTCTAACTGATAGACTTGTTCTCCCACAAAATACTGAGAATAACTGGTAGGTTCTACATATAATGTACTTGATGATGGAATATACATCAATTTACCAGTAGCACTTATGTCGACAAAACTCTGAACGTTTGCTGTGACCTGATTATTAGAGGCAAGAATTAATTTATTATTAGCAGAAACCATGAATTTGTCATTTAGAATAACATGTAATGTTCCGGTACTTGAGGTTCTTCTAGTATATTTGTTTACAATACCCGTACCTATAGTGGATGTTCCATTACTTATCAGAATAGGCACACCATCACTCCACTGAGGTGGTGTGGTTCCTGCATTAAATGTAATCATAGCTTGTTTTTGGATTACATCTTCAAAATAGACAAAAGGTTTTTGTGGAACTACATATCTAAATGATGCGGTTAAATTTGAACCTGTAGTTGAACCACCAGTTGAATTAGAAACAAGTATTGAAAGAGTTCCAAAGAAACCAGCTCCTGGGCTCATAAGCACAATACTTGTGACACCACCAGTTGAATTTGTCACGGGTCTTGCAATAGCATTAGAATATGCAGACTGAATTGTTATAACATCTGTATTGTTATAACTCAAACCTGGTGTTACAACTGAAACGGATGAAATTGAATTTCCAACTTTAATGCCAGACAAAGAAAGAATCTTATCAGAAACTATTGTCTTAGATACAGCGGGACTGGTAATTCCAAAATTTACTGAATATCCCCAACCACTATTTAATAATGTAAAGTTTACAGCGCCAGTTAAATCATTCACTGCCGTTACTTTGGCTTTACCATTAATACCGCTGGCTGATGTTACATCAACAATGTCACCAATTTCAAAGCCACCATATTTCAACTTAATCGACTCTAGTGAACCCAATGAACCTATAATTTCAGGTGAGTCCGGATAAGGAATATCAAGACTTAAAAGCTCACCAGGAATGAAAGTTCCACTAATATTAGTTACGTAAAGTACGTGAGTAACACTATTGCTTGTCTTGTACTTGATATACTTCTCGACAAAGGCTTGAGCACCAGAAGAAAGACCAGTAACAAACTTTCCGATAAAATCAATTGCTCTAGAAGATGAAGATCCAGTTACTGAAATTTCAATGTACTGTGGCTTAAACCAAGTACCCTCAGAAAGTTTAAATAGATCATCACCGGGATAATAAACTTTAGCATTAGAACCATAAACCAATCTGAAGAACAAATCAATAGATCTTGAAGAACCTTTTGATCTGTACAAGTCAAGCGAATTTTTGATTAGTAATGGTTTATTTGTGGCGGTATCAAACTCGATGTTACACAGATATTTTTCTTTAAATTTAGTTAGAAAAATATCCATAGTACGATCTACATCGCGAATGTTAAGTAGATTTCGTGACAGATATAATGAACCCAGGCGGCGAGCCATACCACCTTGACTAATACGAGAAGAACCACCCGATGAACTTGTGATTGGTGTGAGATCAAAACACACTGTAATACACTTAAATGTTTCTAATCCATCTACAAGAACCAAAAGATCAGAACCCACATAAGCAATTAAGGTTCCTGTTACATTACCTTGTGTTACAATATCACCAATATTAAAGTTGGTGGTATTATCAAGTGTAAGTAACTGAGAGTTTTCTTCTAGCCATTCATAATAAGCTTTAACAAAAGCAATAAAATTAGGACCTTCCTCTCTATAAAAGGAAGGAAACATATTCTCAATAAGTGGAGAAATTTTGGTCTCAATAGACATGAATTATCCTCTTATTGCTTCTGCTGTGACTAATAAATCAGTGTTGATAATATTTAGAATTACATTGTTGTTTACTGAAATATCTTTATTTAGTGGATATGCATAAAATGAAAGATTAGAACCATTAAATTCATCCAAAATAAAGTTTATCAAATTAAGTGTTCCAGTTTCATAGTCAATAGTTCCAATATCTGTAATTATATTTCCATTTAAACCAGATATGATATTAATTGTTCCTCTTCCGTTATCTCTAATAAAAGCTCTCAGACCTTTATATATAAAAGTCGATGAATACATACTGTAATTTAATGAACCAAAATTCTTAATTAAAAGCGGTGCGTCAAACTTTACACTGAATGTATCATAAGTAGAAAGTTTAGGTACAATTTTTTTAATCAACTGAATATCGGTTTCATTTGAAATAATCGAAAGCTGAGAGTTATCAATCTGTTGACTCAATTTAGAATATCTAAACGTCCTGTTGAATGTGTTTAGATTGGTAAGAGCATATGAAAGTATCGCAGACGATACAATGGTCTTAATATCACTTGGACTTAATCCCGTCACATTGACATCATACTTGATTCTAGATACGATTCCTAGGTACGTGTACTCTGGTGACACAAAGACTGGATCAATTGACACTGGAGATCTCGGTTTTAGAAATTTGTAATATTCTGATTTTCTAGCATCAGGAAGAACATCAGTTTCCTTGAGATCTACAGCAACAAAAACTTTGCCATACTGAGGTGGATCTAGATTTTCACCGCCATAAGCATAAACTGTATTCACCTCAGGAAATTGTGCTTTAAGAAGTGTTTCATAATCTTCTGTTGTGACTGCTCGTTCTTGAGTTGTAAAGTGTCTTGGTGCGTTATACTTAATTGAGTCAATTGATTCTGAAACAGAACCACCAGCTGCATTCGAGATGGTGGAAACTATAATATTTGTTTCACCACCAATCGGAGAATCCGCAGTAAAAGTGGTACACCCATTTGGAAGTTCACCATTACTAATTCTATATTCAATCGCAATTACTGAGTTATTCTTTGGTCTGCGCCCACTTACACCATCACCAAAGACGAGTTCGTATGAATCATTTTCAGCACCTTGGATAAAGAATACTTTAGAGGATGAATTGACATCAAATAAAGATTTACTTAACTTATAAAGAATTGGATTAGCGCCGCCGTCCTCAAATACAGTAGCTGTAATGCTGGATATGTCGACGTTTTTATTTGTTAGAATCATTCGTTCATAATTATCATATGAATATGTGAATGTATCAGTTACATAATATCCATCATAGATATCAAAGATACCACCAAAGTATTTAATTCCGTCGGCGATCTCGTATGCTTCTAAAACAATATTCTCTGGGACCGAAAATGTAAAGTTACGATTGAACTGATTGGTTGTAAACGAAGTGCCTTTAGTCATCAATAAAGAAGTCTTGGTTAAATCGGTAGTCTTGACTACAATGGCAATTTTAGCTACAGAAGACTTGAAGGATTGTGGTGTGTAGTTAAGTTCTTTAGCATGTGATACAACCGAATCTCTTAATTGAGCAGAATCCAAGAACATTTCACTACCGACCATATTTAAATAGAAAGCATTGTGAAATGTATTGTATGATAGCAGATCTAGTAGAACAGACATATTCGACCCATCAAAGTCGTAGTCGTTAAATTTATCCTGTGTTCTTAGGTATGACTTGAATGTATTTTTTAAGGTATCAAAGTCGAGTGAACTAAGAATGATACTTGAATTTGCCATTAACGTATTCTCTCTAGAGCGATATTAAGTGTAGTAGGTTCAGCTTTATTTATAACCATATAAACAATCGTCACTGAATATAGATCCTTATCATAATTTGGAACCACAATTATCTTTATGACAACAGCTCTTGGTTCGTAATTTTTAATTGTCTCTCGCATAAAAGTAGAAATTAATTCCGCCGTAGCCTCATTCATAGGCTCAAATAGCATACCTTTAAGATTAGATCCTATATCTGGTTGATATAGACGTTCACCTCGGTCTGTGAGCATTAAATTTCGAATAGCTTTACTGACCGCCATTTCATCTACATATTTCACAATATCTTTTACAACAGGATGTGGAATCAAATCGTTCAAAAAGTCAGAATATCTCTGAGTAAGTTTGGCAGAACTTTGTGTAAATTTATCTAATCTTGAAATAGCCATTTTGTCTCTCTTATGCGATTACAATTGCTGTATTTGAAGTATTTACACTGAGCAAATATTTGGATGTCTGACCATAAACTTTACACACCAATGAAGATCCTATATCGGCTGATATAGCTTTATATTGATTGTTACTTGAAAGTGTTTGAACTACAGTTCCAGTCTCAAAACGAGACCATTCATATTGAATTGTTTTTACAGAAGAAGGCCAAGTTCCAGTTGAGCATGTTAATGTCTGCCCATCCTTAGCCAGACCACTGATTGTTGGCATATTAGCAGGAGCTAAACCAAAGACAACAGGTCCGACTGATGCTGATTGCGCTTGTTCAATGTTGGTGTGATTTTCGGCTGTTACGGTGCAGAATAGATTACAGTCAAGATCATCCAAAACTGGAATGTAAGTATTAGTATTAGCACCGTAAATATCTGTTCCGTTTCTAGACCATTGATACGAATATGTAAACATCGAATTGTTGCTTACACCATTAGCACTCCATGTTCCATCAGAACAAATCACTGTATTTCCTACCGCCGCAGTTCCAGTAACAACTGGTAATACTTCATTAACGGGTTCAGGTAGATTCATCATTTGGTTGACATTTTCTTTATATTGTATATAATCAGTACTATTGGCTGAAGTAATAAAATTGTCAATAGATGATGTATCAAGTACAGGTGGAATACCTGTTAATGTCTGAACAGTAGTTTGATTGGTTTGAATAACTGATAGTGACTGATTAATCCCGAGAAGTGAACCGTCCATTAGAGATTCACCTGTTCTGATTACATCTTGAATTGTCTTGACAGCATCTAATGCTTTGTCTAAATCATTCAAAGATATACCTGCATCATTAAGTGATTCACAAATCTTATTTGCAATAGCTTTGGCTATTTTCTTTTCTAGGTCCAATGCTGCTTCTTCTACAGCGTCTTTTGCTTTTCGTTCAAGAAAACCCTGTAAATCACAAGCTTTAAGTTTATCATCAAGTTGTTTAGCTACATTAATGAGTTGCGCTAATGCTTTAGTGACCTCAACAACGCGTTTGATAAGATCTATCAATGCTTCAATATCTGGTAGAATTTTACCAATAGTTTGTTTTACAATAAACTTAGGTAATTTAAATGGATTGAGAGGAACTTTTATTAATGGAAATAACTTTTCTAATTCCTTCTGAATCGGCTTTGTAAGTGTTTCTAATTCGTCTCCAATGTCATTGATTACCTTTTCTAGTTGTTGCTGAAGTGCATCACAATCAGTGATTGCTTCAAGTTCGGCAGTAAACTTTCGAATTCGTTTTGCTAGAGTAGAACCTTTATTTTTATTTGCTCGAGCATCCTTAACCTGTTTGTCTAGTTTTAGTTTACAGTCACCATCCAATTTGGATGGATTCACAGGTATTGGTGGAATAACAGTAGCCGCAGTAATTTCAGCCAAATCTTTATCAAGTTTTGCTTGATCTACTTCTATAGGCTTATCGGCATCAATTATTGCTTGTATTGCGGGAGGTGCTGGTTTTTCAGAAACAACATCAACACCATTAGAACGTTTGTTTATCAGTGGAGAGTTTTCAGGATTATTAGCAGGAACTTCAGGTGGTTTATCAACTACAAGATCAATTCCATTAAAATGAGTAATTACCTGTGTAGCAGTTTCTGTATATCCAGTGGGAGTTAAAACCTCATCTGCCATTATTTAGACTCCGTCAAAATGCCAGATTGAAATGTAAAGGATCTTCCTCCAGTGACAATAACATCATTTTTACCATCACCTGGTGTCATATGAGTTACTGATCTTATACCACCTACAGTAGTATTTAAACCACCTGGAGCTGCAACCGTAACATCAGTTCCTGAATTAAATGAGATTCCATTCTCTGCATTTAAGCTAAGTCTACCACCAGCAGATAGTTTGATGTTACCTTCCGTGTTAATTGAAACATCACTTTTTACAATAGCACTTAGAGTTCCGTCAACACTGAGATTACAGTCGCCTTTTATGGCGATCTTTTTAGCACCACCCACAATATCAAAACTATCACCCACAGATTTTATCACCATTCGTCCACCGGCATTAATCTCAATTGATGTCCCGGATTTATGAAAGATATGGATTCGTTCTTGCCCTGGAGTATCATCAAGCTCAATAGCATGACCAGCTCTAGTCTGAATAACTCGGTTGAAAGGATATTCTGCGGCATATGCTGAATCGGGTTCTACGGGATGTGCTTTTTCTTTTCCGATTGTTTGCTCGCCTCTTGCAAGAGCAGGTAATGAATGCTTGGCATTATCTTTTGGAGTAATAGGATATGAACCCATGATCATTGGAAGCTGCTTTTCTTTACCATCAATGAAGAAACCAATTACACGTGATCCAACCGATAACTGTGGTGTATCTCCAAAGCCTTCAAAGCTGGCACTAGTAGTCGGCATCATTACCTGAGCCCAACTAAGATCTTCTGTTTTAACATCTTCATCCAAATTAAAGATTCGTACCTTTACTCTGCCTAGCTTCTTTTCATCATTAACATCTTCGACAATACCGACAAACCATCTGAAACCTTCTTCACCTAAAAATTGAGTAGTACCCATTAATTATCTCCCAAATCACCTCTAATCAATTCTAAAGACATAGCATGTTGAGGTCTATCACCATTTAAAATTATATGTCTAATCTTAGAAACCAAGTAATTACCTGAATAAAGTCTTGACTTTGGTTTATCATCATCAATTGATGATACGGAAGGAAGATGACATATAATCATATCACCAACATCAATATCAGTATCACCATACACAAAAATCATAACTTTATTCTGATCTACCTTTAGTGCTTCACCAATACCGGCACTTAACGATTGTGGGTATTGTGTTATAGGTAAAGCACTTGATACAGGAATACCTCTACTAGCAGAAGTATTATTACCAGGAGCAGTTTTACTATTACCATCTAACTTTGTAGCAAAAGTACTATTTAATCCTGCTGCATCTTTTCCAGATGCCGTTTTATCTTTATCAGATCCAATGTTGTCTGTATAAGTATAAGTTTTTTGCTCACCTACAAGAATATCAATCCAATTCGCGGCATTTGTAAGACCACCAAGGCCTAACATCGTGCATCTGTCACCTGCATTTGGTCTGTTATATGCAAGAATATTTCTGATCGTAACGCTTTCTACATTAACTTTTCGAGTTGTATCAAAAAAGAATTCCTTATCAGTTCCTTTTTCAATTCTTTTAGCGCCTTCATCCATAAGTCTAGCAAGAGATGCTAGTCTATATCCAGTTTTACATTCAAAGAAATATAAACGAGAATATGGATATTGAAGAGAGTATGTTTTCTTTCTGATATAGTCAATAGCTCGAAAAGGCGTGAATTTTGTTAGTTTTTGAGCTAACATACCACTTGTCTTTTCCAGATTAATATCTTTTGGAGTTTCTAAATTTTCATTAAGTATAGATTTTATAAGTTCATCTGCTGCACCTTCATATGATTTAGATATAAAAGTTTTAGAATTGCGCATCATATCAGGTGACACAAGCTGAAGAGTATATGTAGCATTTTTTAGATTCTCATGTGCGTTATAGTCAAGTATATCATTCACTCTAAATAAAAGTTTTAGTGGTGTTTCAGTATTTGGAGTCTGAATTGTAAGACCTACATATACTCCAGTCAGAATTGGAAAATCTTCCAATATACGTACTGAATCTGAAATATTAAGCTCGGCAAAGATAACAGGAGACATAAGTGATTTAAAAATCTGAATACCTTTGGCATGATTTACAAGACTTTTCTTTTTGTTTCCATCAAGGCTCACCAAAGATATATCTAATATCTTCACGTCACCTGCGATGATATCATTCTCAGGTACTTTTGGTCTATTTGTTTCGGCACCAAGTGCTGTTAAAACAGTCTCAATACCAGATAATACATCTTTTATAAAGCTCATGATCGTTTCATTATTCTCTTAAATTGTTCTTCGACAGTATTTTTATACGGCGAACCTATAAGTTGAATGTATTTCTTTTTAGTATTTTCTTCATATTCATAATCGAGATATGTCACCGGAGACCAATATTGTTTATCAACTTCGGCTATTGTTTTAATGCAACTACCAGAAACGATAGTTGCTGTTGCTCCTGATTCTCGTCCTTTGATTGTCTTTCCTACAAATGAAGAATCAAGATCAAAGACTTCACCAGCACCATATGAAAGATTTACGGGAAAGCCAACAGTGTGTTGAGCTGTCACTGTATTTGTATCAAATGTTTTTACAAATGCATATTGGCTGGAAGAATTATTCACTTGAATTTCTTCATCTTTGACAAAAGTTCCAACTACATTAGATAAAGAAAAGATTATAGTCTGATTTGTCGACACGGTAAAGTCATCTTGTTTTCTGGCATACTTCTTTACGAGACCAAATGTATCTAAGACGACATCAAAGTACTTAATACGTGAACTATTAAATGGATCAGTTGAAAGATTATCATATTGCTCTGGTGTAAGCTCTGTTGTATCATTAACCCAGTCAATTCTATAGTGCTTTATTTTTCTTGCTGCAGCTTCAAGTGATCCATATTTTAGATTAATCACATTTGCAAGATCTGTATCAGTAATTGATAAACCATAATATGGGTCTATTGTTTCATTTGCAAGCCAGACCAGCCAAGAATAACCAGCATTATCATAATAATTTTCAGACAATCTGTCAATTCGATCATCATCTGTCAATGTGTAAGGATAGAATAAAGAATATGATGCTTTTGTTTGCTTAGACAATTGAGCTCTAGCAAGAATATTCTTAACATCATAACCGTTATATGAGACGGTTGGAAGTTTGTTAAAATAGTTCATGATTTATTTTTTTCCTAATGTGGAGTTTGCAAGTTGAGCTGCCCGTGATTCACCTACACCTTGAGCAACAGCTGAAACAGCAGCTGAAGCACCAGCTGCTGCTGCTTCACCCTCACCGACAGCTCCCTCCCCTATCGCATTTACGACATCTATAGGAGCCGTAATAGGTAATGCAGCAATATCAACGATCGCTGTTGTTACTAATTTGAGAAGATCATCAAACCCAAACCCATCGCCACCTCCCCAATCCTTAGATAGCATATATTCAATTTCTTGGAATGATATGGATATTGTTGCTGCAACCGGACCATTTGTTTCATGGAAAAATCCAGGAGATCCACCAGGTGTATAGCTTACATTTACACGTGTCATCACACATTTTTTATGTTTGATGATGCTATTTTTAGACCAACCCCAATTACCTTCGCCGCCCGAGTCCCAAGGAAAGTAATTAATTTGAACCATTCTAGGATAATTTAAAATTGCACTAGCGCCAGATATTGTATTTTCAGGTAAAGCAGATCTTTTTAGAATTTTAATTACTTCTAGTAAACCTTCGCTTTCACTTACACTTTTGGGGTAGATTGTCCATGAAAGATTAAATTCATCTAAATTAGGTCCAGTAAATGTAACTGATGGATTTGGATTTGGCGCCATACCCAAAGATTGTTGTATAGCTGATGTTAATTGCGCTGGGTTTGTAACTTGATCAATGGCTTCTCCCGCAGCTTTAGCTAATTTACCACCACCCATAGTTGATAATGTGGCTATTCCAGCTTGAGCCGCAGTTTGAACAGTATCATTTATCATTGCTCCAGCATTTCTTAATCCTAAAGCACCAAGACCTGTTACTAAATTTCCATTGAATAAGTCACCAACTGCCTCCAAATTGTCATTTGAATTATAACCTACAGCTGTACTGTCTCTAAGTTCAGTGGGTAGTGGTAAGTATATAGTTTCCAGAGGTTTAAATTCAGAAATGGAAAATGGAGTAGGTCTTTTATATTTACCTATCATAAGTCGTACATAATATTTACCTAAACGAGAGTTTAAAGGACCGCTGGGAGATTGAGCCATATTAAATCACCCGTACAATGTATAACTTTTAGGATTTTGATCAGTTTTGGAAATTGATATTTTTCGACTAGGATCAATTTTTTGCATATATGTAAGTGTATCCGTAGTTGAGGTGTTTCTTAAATCTGAAAGTTTAGCCTGACCTGTTCTATTTGGATCTTTTCCTGAAAGGGCATAGTACTCACCACCAGCACCTGCGATGATAGCATCAGTCTTAGTAGCAGCAAATGACGAGATGCTTTGATATGAGGCACCAATATTAAACATAGACTCTGCGACATTTTGAGCGGGAAGTCTTGAGTTAGTTGCTAAGTTACTGACGACATTGCCAACGATGTTGTCAATCGCACTATCAATGATAGACTTTGCAGAATCTTTAATGAATTTTCCTACATTAAAACCCATGAATGGTTCCTTTTATTTTTATAAATATATCTTTATTTATATCGAGATTTAGATGGCATACAAAGGAAAATTCTCACCTAAGAATCCGAATAAATATAAAGGTGACCCAACTAATATTATTTATCGCAGTCGGTGGGAACTTATGGTAATGTCGAAGTTAGATGAACACCCTGATGTACTTGAATGGTCAAGTGAGGAAATAGTAATACCATACAGATCACCAATTGACGGAAAAGTCCACAGATACTTTCCTGATTTTTTTATGCGACGTAGAGACAAAGATGGCAAGACTAAAGGGTTTTTAATCGAGGTAAAACCCAAGGCTCAAACCGTGCCACCAAAGGTTCAGGGTAAACCGACAAAGCGCTATATTAATGAGGTTGCTACTTGGGGTGTGAATTCTGCAAAATGGAAAATGGCAGAACAATACTGTGCGGATCGAGGTTGGGAGTTTATTAAAATTACAGAAGATGATCTAGGATTAACATTTTAATGGCAAACGTATTCGACGAAATTATCACAAAAGGTATTCGAGCAGGTCAGATTCCTGCTCGAACTGAAGAAGCACGTAAGTGGTATCGTGAAATGGCTTCTAAACAAGGTAGGATTAATGAGCGAAAACTGATTAGTTCAGATAAAGATAGAGCTACTAGTACAATTAAGCCTGGTTCCATGTATATGTATCTATATGACCCAAAGCATAAGACTACTCTTCCGTACTACGATAGAGCACCACTGGTGTTTCCATTCAAAATTGAACGAGGTAAATTCTGGGGCATCAATTTGCACTATCTTCCATTAGAACTTAGAGCGAAATTAATGGATGCCTTATATGAAACTCGAATAAATAGTAGGTATGATGAATCAACAAGACTTAGAATCAGTTATCAATTGCTTAATAGTGCATCAAAGTACAAGTATTTTGAGCCGTGTGTGAAGCAATATCTAATTAATCATGTACAGTCTAAGTTTATGTATGTTTATCCTTCAGAGTGGGATATAGCAATTTTTCTTCCAACAGAACGATTTGTTAAAGCATCTAAGACACAAGTATGGGCAGAATCCAAAAAGAAAGTAACGAGTAACTAATATGGCCGGTTTCAAACTCAGTGATTTTATAGCGGATACTCATAAAAATGGTGTTCTTAAAGAGAATAAGTTTATAGCTACATTTAACGTTCCAGAATATTTAAAGGGACGCTCAGAGTATAATATGAACGATTTATCACTTCGTTGTGAGTCTGCTACAGTACCAGGTTTGCAATTTGCGTCGATTGACGGTCCTCCAAGATTTGGATATGGTCCAATCGAATTTAATCCTTATAACGTAGTCTATGAAGATGTTTATTTAACAGTTTTGTTAGATGCAAAAGGGTCTGAATATAGATTTTTCTATGATTGGATGAATACTATTGTTAATTTTCACGCTGAAGGTCAATCATTAATTGGTTCGGCTAAATCACCAACAGGTCCTGTGCCAGGGATGGATCCATACGAAGTGGGCTATAGAGATAAGTATTCAACTAATTTTAAAATTGACATCTACAATGATACAAATTACAAGAAACCTTCAATGACTTTTAAAGCCTATAACTCATTTCCGAAAATAGTTGCACCACTTCAACTTAGTTGGGAAGCAGCTGAACTTTTAAGACTACAAATTATTATGACCTATACAGATTTTGAACTATTTTATAATTTGACGGAGTAAATTATGTCACTACCTAAACTTGATAAACCCGTGTTTTCTATTCTAATCCCTTCAAAAAACATTGAAGCATATTTCCGCCCGTTTACCGTAAAGGAAGAAAAGATTCTTTTAATCGGACAACAGAGCGAAAAAGAAAGAGACATCATTACAGCAATTAAACAAGTAATTCAAAACTGCCACCAAGGTAAAGATTCCTTTGATGTAGAAAAATTGGCTACATTTGATCTTGAATATCTTTTCCTAAAACTAAGATCACTGTCCGTAAACAACGTCATTAATGTCTCATATAAAGACAACGAAGATGAAAAGATTTATGACTTTCAGATTGATCTTGATGATGTAATTGTAAGGAATACTGACAAGATTATTTCTAACAAAATTGCAATTACGGACACGGTAGGCATCATCATGACCTACCCTTCAGTAAAGGTTCTTGAAGAAACACCTGAGGATTGCACACTTACAGAACTCACAGAGTATCTCATTCGTTCATGTATTGAATCAATTTATGATGAAACTCTAGTCTATCCCGCAAGTGATTATACAGCAGAAGAATTGGAAGAGTGGCTTAATGATCTCAGTGTTGAAGCATTTGAGAAGATTAAAGACTTCTTTGATAATATCCCACAGATGTATTACAAGATTGAATATAAGAACTCGCTAGGAACAGAACGTAAAATTGAGCTGACCACGTTAAACGATTTTTTTACTTGGCGTTGAGTCATAACACCCTAGCTAATTACTACACTACGATTTTTGCTATGGCTCAACATCATAAATATTCAATTACTGAAATAGAAGATATGATGCCCTTTGAACGTGACCTTTATATTGATCTTCTTTTGTCATTTTTAGATAAACAAAAAGAAAAGTTGGCAGAGGATTTGTAAATTTAAATGAAACTTCCTAGCATCAAAGGTGTGAAATCTCCGATTGTTAGATCAGGAAATAGTAAAAAGTCTGGAGTTGTGCCAACTTCGGAACGAAGAGCCGCAGCACAAAAGCGGCTCGAATCCATGAATCCGGATACAAGAAAAAAATTATCCAGAAATGTCACAAAGAGCAAGTCAAAAGCTTTTGCTAGAGAATTTTTAAAACAGTATGGTCTTAATGAATCAAACTTAGGTAAAACAAAACTTTTTACTGAAACTCTTGGCATTTTTAAACCACAGTCACGAAATTCAACTTCGGAATTTGAATCAAGTATATCATTACCGTCATTAGACAGACCTACAAGAGTTTCTAATGATAATAATCCCACAATTTCATCTTTACAAAAACAATTTAAGATTGTAGCCGAACAATTAAGACTTCTTGAATCTATTTCTAAGCGCCAACAAGATGATAAAGTTCTAGAGATTCAGAATAATAATCGTAAAAGCAAAGAATCTATATTAGAGAAAAATGCTACATTACAAGGTGGTCAAAATGTAGATTCTTCCTCTCAGTTAGAACCTTTAAATGATCAAATTGCAAAGCTTTCAAGTTCTATAAGTTCATTAATAGATATTTTAGAAGATAAGCAAAAGGAAGCTGATCCAAACCAAAATGATGATGAAGATAAACAAGGTTTTTGGGATAATATTAAAGACGCGTATCTTGGTCCGGATAGAAAATCAAAACGAGTCAGAAAAAGTAGACAAGCAGGATCAAAGTCACAATTAGATGCAATAGAAAAAATAGCAGCCAATGATAATGAATTAGCATCCGTTGCTAAAAGAGGCAATAAAGGTAAAGTTGCTGATGTAATTGGTCGAGGTGCCAGAAAAGGAGGAGAACTGGCAGCTAAGTTAGGTGGTAATACCACAAAAGCAATTGAAAAACTTGCCACACCTATCATTGCAAAAGGTCTAGGCAAAACTGTTATTAAGTCAATTCCTATTGTTGGTGCTGTTGCTGGTCTAGGGTTTGCCGTAGGTAGATTACTTCAGGGTGACGTTGTTGGAGCTGGATTGGATGCAGTTTCAGGTCTTGGAGGGCCATTAACTGCAATTCCCGCTTTAATTGCAAGTACAGCAAGAGACATATACTCATCTGTGTATGGAGTTCAACCTGAAGAAGATCCTAACGCATCAGAGCGAATGTCTGAAGTGACATCAGTAGTTAAAGGTATTGTCTCCAAATTTCTTTCACAAAGCATAGAAAAGAAACCTCCAACACAAAAAGACTCAACTGGTTCTGGATCGCAAAGTCAAGCAAAACCCGCAATGAATGAACCCAATGCTGGCGGTGGAGGAGGTGGAGGAGGAGGTGGCGGTGGTGCAGCTGGAGATGGCGGCGGATCGGGCTCGGGTGAAGGAACTGGGGCTGGCGGTGGCGGTGGCAGATCTACTGAAGGTTCTGAAAATTCACAAAGTAGTTCTCTTTCCAAAGTATCAAAAGGTACCATTTGGCAAGGAAAAGATAAAGATGGATTGACCACCTTTGTGAATAAAACAAATGATCCTAATACCGGAAAAGACAAGTTTGAAACTTGGACAAGTGCAGATTCAACACATTATACAATAGATGAAGAACAAGCAATAACTCAAATTAACAGTCGTAATTTAAAATCAACAAATAATCCTGAAGCAAATAAGATCATTGATAGTCTAAATCAATCTAAGTCTAATAAAAAGACTGAAATGGCTGCTCAGTCTTCTTCAGATAAACCCGTTGAAATGGCTAAATCTGCTCAGTCTTCTTCAGATAAACCTGCTGAAATGATTTCACCTGAACAAAGAAAAGATTTAAATGCTGCTTTTGATGCTGAATTTTCTTCTGGTGCTAAAAAAGATGCATCAACATTAGTCCAAAAATCCGAACAAACCAAAGAAATGGCTAAACCAAGAGTATACAATGCGAGTACGGTATCTACATTACCTAGTCCACAAAGTGTATTAACCAGTAAAGGAACTGCAAGTGTTGGAAATGTTCCAGACCCTACATACCCTCTCACTGGAACATTATTTGATCAATTGTATTTTCTTTAAGGATCTATTATGTTAGCACAACTTAACCAATACGACCAAGAAGAACTCAAGTCAATCTATTCTAAAGGTTCATTGTTTTCAGATAATAAGCAAATTAAAGAAATTTCAAATGTTGTTACTCAACAACGAAATGCATTAACTGCAGTAGTCACATATAATAACAACATACTCAAGATTGCCGATTCCGTTAAACTTGGATCAAATCTGAATAAAAAAGAAAAAATACTTGAAAGCTCAAATAATTTAGTTTCTAATGATAACGATAACAATCAAGTCATTTCTAATAATCTAATTTCATCATTACAAAATCTTGCTACGTTGATTGATGAATTAGGTGAAAAATTAAAGATGACTGATTTATCATCTACTAAATCAGTTACTAGTTCAGTAAATACAGCTAAGGGCATGGATTCTAGCGGTATGAAATTAGGATCTACCGGTAAAGCTTTAGCTGTTGCTGGAATTGCTATAGCAGGTATTTCTATTTTATCTAAGCCTAAACCACCAAGAGTAGATCAAACCTCAGAAAAATTATCAAAAACTGCGACAAGTGCCGTTAAATCCGCGGAAAGTAGATCTGAATCTATTAAGGTTTCTGAAAATAGTTTCTCTAATCAGTTTGCTAGTTTTATAGGAAATATGGTTAAAACTGGTTTAATTGGTGGTATTGTGGGCGCAATAGGTGGTGCCATCGGAAGCATGATGGGCGGTGAAGTCGGTAGTGAGGATTATAGCAATTTAAAACCTGCCGGAGATTCAGCACACGCTGGTCAAGCTATGCAGTATTTTATGAGCCAAGGTTGGACAAAAGAACAAGCAGCAGGTATTGTTGGTAATCTACAAGCCGAATCCGGTGCTAATTTAGATTCTAATGCTGTAGGTGACGGCGGAAAGGCTTATGGTATTGCTCAATGGCATCCTGACAGACAAGCTAATTTTACTAATAAAGCAAAATATGGTAAAATTGCGGGATCTTCCTTTGAAGATCAGTTGAAGTTTGTTCAATGGGAATTAAACAACACCGAAAGTGCTGCTGGTAAAGCATTAAAATCCGCAAGAACACCACAAGAAGCAGCAGTTATAATTGATAAATTATATGAACGATCTGCAGGTACTCATAGAAGTCAACGAATTGCTAATGCTGTTTCTTTGGCTGGTGGTAAATTTGAAGCTAATCAGATATCTTCAAACAAAAGTCTGGGAACATCTGAAGCACCAAAAGGAACTATCTGGAAAGGTAAAGATAAAGATGGATTAATTACCTTTGTTTCAAAGTCCAATGATCCAAGTACAGGTAAAGTCAAATATGAGACTTGGACTAATCAAGATTCTAAACACTATACTATAAGTGAACAAGACGCAAATACACAAATTCAAAGTAGAAATTTAACTTCTAATAATACTAAACCACAGAAAGTACAGAGCGGTTCAAAACAATCAAATACAAAGTCCGAGGATATGTCTTCATTTAATCTACCACCTGCTTCATCTTCAGGTGGTATAGTAGCTCTGGGACGTGCGCTTCAAAAAATGGGCTTTAGAGTTAGTGAACATCCAGCTTTTGGTGGAGTTAAAGGTCGCCACTCATCAACTGGAGGTCATTATACTGAAGATTCTATCGATGTTAATTTTAGCGAGGGTATAAATGAGGCAACTGATCCAAAATGGAGCCCAATTTTTGACAAATTAGCTGCTGCAGGTAAACAGGCAGGATATCATACACTTTGGAGAGTTAAAGATCATTATGATCATATTCACTTCCAATATTCTGGTAGCATGGGCAAGAATAGTAAAATAGGTGGTAATAAAAAGGAAGCGATACAACAAGCTTCTGCACCAAGATCTCAAGCTTTACCAAAAGCATCTACACAGGTTGCTATCCAGAATGCCAAACAAAAACAGATGGCTCCTACTATCATAGCAAAGAATAATATAATCAGGCAACAGGTTAAAGCACCTATTGCTGTTTCACAGGCTTCTGGTAAAACAAACCACGTAAGAAAGACTATGGAGCATTTTGAATATCTAGTAGGCTAATAAAAAGGAGAGCCGAAGCTCCCCTAGTTACTTAGTCTTCATCATCTACCAGACCTCGGAAGAATGCAAGATCTTCGTCGTCATCATCGGATGACATTGCCGCTTCGGCAATTCTTGGTGCAGCCGCAGCCTTAGGTTCCCAAGCAGGTGCTTCCTCAACTGGAGCACTACGTGGCTTGGAAGAAGGTGTGGATTCTCTACCAAGAGCCTTGTCAAGACGAGCCTTGAGTTCGTCATAGGTCTTGAAGTTCTTACGATCTAGAAGAGCCTGAAGGGAATGTTCCTTCTTGTAGATTGCCTCTAGTTCATCATCATCCTCACTGAGTGGACCAGCCGAATCAAATTCAGACTTGTCATAGTTTGGATAACCTTCGAGCTTACGGATCTTGAGCTTGAAATTAGCACCTGACCAGAAGTCGAATGGATTAACTGGAGCCTCATCTTCAAACTGAGGATTCATTAGATCGTTGAGCTTGTCAAAGATCTTCTTACCATACTTGAAGAGGAAAACCTTACCTTCATTTTCTGGATTAGCAGGATCCTTAACGATATAGACATTAGAGTAGTAAGAGAGGCGACGCTTCTGCTTACGTGCAATTTCCTTATCGGAATCAAGACCTGAATTCCAGAGTTGTGAGTTTAGTTCACCTACTGGATCGTTCTCACCAAATGTAGTGAGTGACTTCTCAATGTACCAACCGCCGGTACCCTGGAATCCGTGATCCCAGATACGAACGAATGGAACATCTTCGTTTTCAGGTGCTGGTAGGAAACGAATAACTGCATAACCGTTGCCCGCCTTATCGGTAGCAGGCTTCCAGAGATTTGTAATCTCGCCACGGTCTGAATTATTGGAGTTGAGCTTATTTAGCTCCTTGTTGAGCTTTTCAAAGTTAGAGCTCGAATTACGCTTTAGATCTGCAAACGACATAGTATTTCCTTTATATTACGATGTATAGTTAGTATACGGATTATTCCACATTGTCATAACGACATACTATATATACAAGATTTCATAGATCAAATGTAGAATTTAGAATCTTTTTACATTTTTCAAAGTCAAACTCTACAAATGGTTTATACTTTTCAAGCTTGGTACACAGTTCGGGCCAGAGAATTGTATCGGTTATTTCTCTGTTCCAATATGGAAAGAAGTTGACTAGGTTGTTAAGAATAACCATAGTCTCAATACTGACAATTCCTTGTCGGTATAGTTTAAGTAAGTATGGGTGCTGCCCATCTTTTACAATAAGATTAGTCTGGAAGTCTGTATCCAGTTTGTTTAGATCTTGCTGGAAGTTATATGAGAGAGATTGCTGGCGCTTTACCCAATCATTATATGTAGCTTCAGCATCATGATCTAATAAGTCGCCAATCCATTTTACATCACGATTGACGAAATTTGCTACCAAATATCTCTCTGGATCTTTTACCTTGGAGAGTTTGTAGAACTGGTATTTGTCTCTACGTGTTTCAAATGAACTCTGGCTGACATTCACTTTACCGTTATAACGAAAGTAGTCATAACCTTTTTGGTTGAAGTGATTCTTTAAAGCTAGGTAAGTTCGATAGGCTTCGAAAGGTTGCATTAAAATCTATCACAATCATTGGAGAATTGCTCATATGTATATTCATTCATAAATGAAAGTCCATCCTCTTGAATATCTATATCGTTAGCCAATTGTCTTAGTAATTGAGCATATTCTCGCCTGGCTTCAGGAGCCATATCTTTAAGTTCAAATGTAGTTTGTCTAAAATTAAAATAACCAGTATTTCTAGTTTTGTAGACTAGAAGAACAGCTCTATCAACTTCATCTTTTCTCATCACTTCACCATATTAAGAATTGTACCAAGAGCAAAACAGAAACTGCCTAGAAGGTAGAGCCAATTACTCATCAGAAATCCACTCACCATTCTCATCCGTATAACCTAATTCATGTAGAAGATCAAGACCATCTACATCATCCCCTTCGATCATACGATATAGAGCGTAAGCAAGTCGATCTGCTTTTTCTGCATGATTGCTGACATGAGCTAGAGCAATGTCTAGCATGTTTAAATAAGGGTCCTTACTCATCAGAACTGCAACTTTGCACGCTTGGGTAAGAAGTTTAATGATTCTGCATCTGACTGCAGCCGCGCTTTAATCCTAGCATTAGATTTAATCATGGCGGCTGCAGTCTCAATTTCGAGATTATTCTTTTCACAATAGTAGACGATTGCGTCAATCGTGTCAATCTTGAACTGCTTGACAATCTTGTCAAGTTCTGAAACAAACTTTTCAGCGGTCAGTCCATTATTTACTACCAAATCATTATCAGACATAAAGTTATCCTCGATAAAATGTGTGTTTTCCAATTGATGCTACAGCATATAATTTAGACGATCTAGGTCTATCAGTACGAGCATGGAAAAAGAGTGCGCCATGTGTAATATCTGTATTATAGACATAGACTTGTCTTGCAAGCTGTATGGCGCGGTTGTATAAAGGCAATTCTCTAATCTGATTTCTTGAACAGACCCAAGAGAATTGGCAGGTCTTACGTGTTCTTTGTTTAATCACAGCACATGGTGTGTTAGGAAATCTACCGGATCTTGTTCGGTTCATCACTACGTTTCCTACGGCGATCATTCCCTTATCAGATTCACCACGAGCTTCATGATACATTGTTTGTGCTAGACAAACAA